AACCAAACCTTAGCCGAAGAACAACCGTGGCCGCCAAGCAACCCGCGCGGGCATCGCTTCGCTATGCGAAGGCTCCGCTCAACCCGCGCTGCCGGCGGAATTTACACCATCCGGTGGGACACTGCTTCGATCCGGACGCGCGCGAGCGGCAAGCGCTTCAAACCGCCGTGAAATTCATGGGCGAGCTGATGGCCGAGATCGGCTGGGCGACCCGTTTCAACGAACTTTTGGCCGAGCAGGCCCAGGCGCTCGCCGAGGCCGCCGTCGACGGGTTTCAGGAGGCCATGGCCGCCTCGGCGCCGAAGACCGACATGGAGATTCCCTTCTGATGGCGGCGCTTCTGGACTTCAACCATCGGGAGAAGAAGCCCGATTTCGCGGATGCGGTGAACGCCCTCATCGACGCCGCCCTGACAGCCGAGAATGCGGGCCGACCTGCGCGCGACTATCTCGGGGGCAGCCGGCTGGGCGATGCCTGCCAGCGGCGGCTTCAATACGAATACCTCAAGGTGGCGAAGGACGACGGCGCGGACTTCACCGGGCGCTCCTTGCGCATCTTCGCGCTTGGTCATGTACTCGAGGATCTGGCCATCGACTGGCTGCGCAAGGCCGGCTTCGATCTCAGAACGCGCAACCGCCATGGCGAACAGTTCGGCTTCTCCGCTGCGGGCGGCCGCCTGCAGGGGCATGCCGATGGCGTCATCGTGGCGGCGCCGAACGGCATGGCGGTTCCGGCGCTATGGGAATGCAAGTCGGCCAACGCGAAGAACTGGCGCGAGATCGCCAGGCGCGGCGTGGTCAAGACCAAGCCGATCTATGCGGCGCAGATCGCGCTCTATCAGGCCTATCTCGGGCTCACCGAGGCGCCAGCGCTCTTTACCGCGATCAACAAGGACAGCTGCGAGATCTGGCACGAGCTGGTCCCGTTCGATGCCGAGCGGGCGCAGGCCGCGAGCGACAAGGCGGTGCGGATCCTGCGCGCCTGCGACGCAGGCGAACTCTTGCCCCGGCACACGGAGGATCCCGAGCATTTCGAATGCCGCTTCTGTGCCTGGAAGGAGAGGTGCTGGGCATGACGGACGCGCCGATGAGCACCGCCGAGACTGCGCCCGTTCCCGATCGCGACATGATCGCAACCTACGTCCGGGCGGTGTTTGGCTATTGCGAGCATCTGGTGCCGGTGCGGGCGCTGGCAGAAAAGGGCGCGGCGGACGCACCCCCGCACACACCGTTCCTGCCCGCCGACGACACGCTCGCCGAGATGCTCGCGCGCCGCCCAGTCCGCCTGGCGCGCGCCGGCATGGCTCTTTTCGTCGTGCCGGGCACGGTCGAGAATCCCGGCGATGCCCGCGCCGAGCACATCCTGCAGACGCAGGTCGTGCTGGTCGATCTCGACCATGGCGACATCGCAGCGAAACGCGCCCATCTGAAACGCCATGTGGGGCGACCCACGCTGGTCGTCGCCTCGGGCGGCGTGACGGGTGAAGGTCAGCGCAAGCTGCACCTCTACTGGCGTCTGACCGAGCCGGCGGAAGGCGAGGACATCGCCCGCGTTTGCCGCCTTCGGCAGACGATCGCCACCAAGGTCGGCGGCGATCCGGCCTTCAAATCCGCCCATCAGCCGATCCGGGTCGCGGGCAGCATCCACGCCAAGGGCGGCAGCCGACGGCTCGTCGAGATCCTCGATCACGCCGAGATCGATCACGACCTTGGCGAACTCACTGAGTCCATCCTGGCGATGCCGCCGATGGACGGGCTCTCGGATGACACGCTCGATTTCAACGGTGCAGGCCGCGGAGGCAGCTCCGTTCCGGAACTGTTCGGGCGTCCCGTTCGCGAAGGCGGGGTCGACGGCACGACCCGCTTCGATGCGCTCTCGCGCGTCATCGGCTACTGGATCCGGCGCTGCCGCGAGGGGCATGTCACGCCGGGCGAGGCCTGGGACGAGATCAAGGCCTACAATCTCGCCCGCATCGATCCGCCCTGGCCCGAGGAAAGGCTGAAGCGGGAGGCCGAGCGGCTCTGGCAGCGCGATCTCGAACGCAACGGGGCCTTCGACGACGATCTGGCTGAAGGCGCGGATGGCGGTGGCGGCGACAATGACGGCCCGACGCCCGTGCGTTTCAGCGAGGACGCGCTCGCGGCGCGCTTTGCCGAACGGCACGCCGATCGCTGGCGCTACGTGGCGGGATGGGGCCAATGGCTCACCTGGACCGGAACCGTCTGGCGGCGCGAGGACACGCTGCAGGCCTTCGACCTTGCGCGCCAGGTCTGCCGCGAGGCGGCGGTGCGCGCGCCGTCTGCGCGTGTTCGCACCAAGCTGTCCTCGGCCGCGACGGTGGCTGCCGTCGAGCGGCTCGCCCGCAGCGATCGCAGGCATGCCAGCACGACCGAGATCTGGGACCGCGACCCCTGGCTTCTGAACACCGGTGATGGCGTGATCGACTTGCGTTCGGGCGCGCTGACGCCGCACGATCCCCAGCTTTTCATGACCAAGGTCGCGGGCGCGGCCTCGAAGGGCGCCTGTCCGACATGGGAGGCGTTCCTTCACACGGTCACGGGCGGTGACGCAGAGCTTCAGGCCTATCTGCGCCGGATGGCCGGTTACTGCCTGACCGGCGTGACAACCGAGCATGCGCTCTTTTTCCTTTATGGCACCGGCGCCAACGGCAAATCGGTCTTTGCCAACACGCTGACCGCGATCATGGGCGATTACGCCACCGTCGCGGCCATGGACATGTTCATGGCCACCCATGGCGACCGGCATCCGACCGACATGGCGGGGCTCCGCGGCGCGCGGATCGTGACCTCCATCGAAACCGAACAGGGGAGCCGCTGGGCGGAAAGCAAGCTGAAGGCTCTCACCGGGGGCGACAAGATCACCGCCCGCTTCATGCGGCAGGACTTCTTCGAGTTCATCCCGCAGTTCAAGCTGCTGATCGTCGGTAACCACAAGCCGTCCATCCGCAACGTCGATGAGGCGATGCGGCGACGGCTGCACATGGTGCCCTTCACTGTCACCATCCCGCCGGCCAAACGCGACCGCCGCCTGTCCGACCGGCTTCTGGCGGAACGCGACGGCATCCTCGCCTGGGCGCTCCAGGGCTGCCTCGAGTGGCAGGAAACCGGATTGCGTCCGCCCGAGGCCGTGATGGCCGCGACCGAGGATTACTTCGAGGCCGAGGACGCGCTCGGTCGCTGGATGGAGGAGTGCTGCGATGTCGGCAGCCCTTCCTACGAGTCCGGATCGACCGAGCTTTTCAACAGCTGGAAGAGCTGGGCCGAGGCGAACGGAGAATACGCCGGCTCGATGAAGCGGTTCTCCGAGACCCTGAGTGCCCGCGGCTTCGAAAAATTCAAGACCAGCACGGTGCGCGGGTTTCGCGGGATCGCCGTGAAGGACAACAAGACCGACCTTTTCGATGGGGACTACAATGACCAGTAAAACAAGGGAAATGGCGGATGTGGCGGGTATCCCCCTTATAGGCGTCACGCGCGCGCACGCGCGCAGGCGAACGGTGTTTTCCGGATGTCCCGCCACATCCGCCACGACTGCGTTTTCGGATGATCTCCGCCGTTGGCTTTCGGATCGATGCGTCCGTGACCCGGACGCATTCACGCCGACCATGACCTTGTTCCGTGACTGGCAGGCTTGGGCACGAGCGCGCGACATTCGGTCAGGATCCGTGAAGCGGTTTTCTCTTGGCGTCGCGGGTCTTGGGTTTGAGAAGTTCAACACTGGGCGGCAGAGAGGCTACCTCGGGATTACGATTGGCACGCAAATCGGTGGCTCGATGTCCTCGGCCGCAATCGCTGAAACGGGTGACAGCGGCCCGGTCAATCGAGCGCCCTGCATCCTCGCGCTCGATCTCGGCACCACGACCGGCTGGGCGCTGCACGGGCATGACGGGCTGATCACCAGCGGCACGGTCTCGTTCCGGCCGAGCCGTTTCGACGGCGGCGGCATGCGGTATCTGCGCTTCACCAACTGGCTGACTGAGATCGACCGGATGTCGGGGCCCATCTCCACCATCTGGTTCGAGGAAGTTCGTCGCCACGCCGGCACCGATGCGGCCCATGTCTACGGTGGGCTCATGGCCACGCTGACCGCATGGGCCGAGCTGCGCGGCGTGCCTTACGAGGGCGTTCCGGTGGGCACCATCAAGCGCCACGCCACCGGCAAGGGCAATGCGGCGAAGCAGGCGATGATCGACGCGGTTCGCGCCCGGGGCTTCGACCCCGCCGACGACAACGAGGCCGATGCCATCGCGCTGCTGCTCTGGGCCATCGAGACGAAGGGAGGCATGGCATGATCCGTCCCGCGATCCTCGAGGAAGCCGCCCATGTGCTCGAAGCCCGCGCCGAGACCTACGGGCCGGCGATGGATGCCCTGCGCGCCATCGCGGCGCGCTGGTCCCTCACGCTGGGCGTGCCCATCAGTCCCGCGCAGGTGGCGCTCTGCATGATCGACCTGAAACTGGCGCGGCTCGCGCATGACCCCGCGCATCGCGACAGCCTTGTGGACGTGATCGGCTACGCGGCGCTGATGTCGGAGGCGAGACGATGAAGACCATGCGCTTTACGCCTCCGGGCTATGGCGGGCGCCGCCGCGATCCCGAACAGGTCAAACGCGATGGCTGGCGCGAACAGGGCATTCTGGCGGTGTCCGTCGACGACGAGCGGCTGACCTGGCCGGAGCGAGAGCTTGTGCGCCAACTGGGCGACCGCCTCTACGGGCCGCGCGCCGCCGACGACGGAGGGCGTCATGGATAGATGGACACCCTCCCTTGTCGAGGCCCGCCTTTCCGAGGCGGCCTTCGTGCTCAAGCGGCTGCCGGAACCACGACTTCGGGGGTATTTCAGCAC